TGTTTCGGACATTCCAAGATAAACGACCTGGGGCGCATCCGAGGAATGACTGCATACGGGGCTTATATCAATGAGGGCACAATGGCAAAGCAGGAAGTGTTCGACGAGATTAAGTCCAGATGCTCAGGCAATGGCGCAAGGATGCTGATTGATACAAACCCGGACAACCCGGAACACTGGCTTAAGAAAGACTTTATTGATAAGGCAGATGGTAGAATCATTAAGGCAGTGCAATACAGGCTGGATGATAATACGTTCCTGTCAGAGCGATATAAGCAGAATATGAAAGAAACAACACCCTCTGGAATGTTCTATGACCGCAATATTAACGGAATGTGGGTGATGGGCGAGGGTGCCGTATATCGTGATTTTAATGCCAAGGTGCATTATATCAGCAGGGAAGAATTGCAAAAGGTCAATTTTGTCAAATACATAGCCGGGGTTGACTGGGGATATGAGCATTTCGGGGCAATTGTGCTACTGGGAAAGGATGATAAGGGTTGTTACTATCTCATCAGAGAAATTGCCCGCCAGTTCGAGGAAATAGATTTCTGGTTGGAACAGGCGCAGAAAATCAAAACCGAATATGGCAATATTCCATTTTACTGTGACTCTGCCAGACCGGAATACGTCAAAAAATTCAAACAAAATGGTCTGAGGGCAGTTAATGCTAATAAAGCGGTACTAAGTGGTATTGAGCGCGTGGCGCAACTGTATAAACAGAATAAGCTGCGGGTTGTAGATGACGTGGAGCGGTTCCGGGATGAAATTTATATGTATGTCTGGAATGAAAAGACAGGAGAGCCGGTCAAACAGTTTGATGATGTGCAGGATGCTATCCGATACGCAATATATACTGACGAAAATCATGGCGGCATCAGCATTTTGAAATAGAGGTGAGAACATGGAACTTGAGGTAATGAAAAAACTCATAAGAAAATACGAACCGGGGCATACACGATTTTCCTTGCGGGCGATGCAGGCGGAGCGGTACTACCGGAATGAAACGGATATTCTGGTGAAAGTCAAGCCCGAAGACGAGAAAAAGAAAGAGGATTCCGACAACCCTCTGCGCAATGCAGACAACCGGATTCCCCGGAACTTTCACGGACTCATCGTAAACCAGAAAGCCGCTTATATGTTCACGGCACCGCCGCTTTTTGATATTGGGAATGAGCATGGAAATGAAGTCGTGACAGAAGTACTCGGTGATGAATACCGGAAAAACTGCATGGAGCTGTGCGTCAATGCTGCCAATGCGTCGGTGGGATGGATTCATTACTGGGAGGATGAAGATGGAACATTCCAGTGGGCGGTAGTCGACAGCAAGCAGATTATTCCGATCGAATCCCACAATCTGAAAAAGAAGTTGCTAGGTGTTCTCCGTATGTACGATGAAATCGACGAGGAAACAGGAGATACCTATGCAATTTATGAGTATTGGGATAAGGAAAGCTGCTGGTCATTCCGACGGAAGAACGGCGATACCTTGGATGATGGGCTGTTCTACTACAATACGTTCATGATGCCGGATACTGGCGATTTTACCGCAGAATATCGGCATGAATTCGGAGAGGTGCCGTTTATTCCATTCCCGAACAACAACACGAATACAAATGATCTGAAAAACATTAAGCCGCTGATAGACGTATACGACAAGGTCTACAGCGGTTTTGTTAATGATTTGGATGATATTCAGGAACTGATATTTGTCCTGTCCGGGTACGGCGGCGCAGATCTTAACACGTTTCTGTCAGATTTGAAAAAATATAAGACCATCAAGGTAGATGGGGACGAGGGCAGTAACCCGGGAGTGAGCACGCTCAACATTGAGATTCCGATTGAAGCCCGTAACAGCGTGTTAGAAGCCACCAGAAAGGCTATTTTTGAACAGGGGCAGGGATTTGATCCGCAGCCGGAGAACTTCGGAAATCAGAGCGGAGAAGCACTTAAATTCATGTACTCGCTGCTTGAAATGAAAGCCGGGCTGACGGAGACGGAGTTCCAGCTTGGGTTCGCCCGTCTGGTAAGAGCGATATGCCGCCATGAGGGAATTGATTGCAAGAAAATCATCCAGACGTGGACCCGCACTTGTGTAAAAAATGACACGGAGCAGGCACAAATTTGCAAGGATTCGGTTGGGATTGTCAGTAAAAAGACGATTCTCAAAGCGCATCCGCTTGTCGAGGATGTAGACGCTGAATTGAAGCAGTTGGAGAAAGAGGCACAGGAAGCACAGGAGAAAGCAGATGCTTACGCCGGTGCTTTTGATGCATCTAAAAATAGCACTGAAACAGATAGCAATGAGAAAGCAGATGCCGAGCAGTGAAATGAGGTGAGTGCATGGGAGAACGGACAAGTGAATACTGGCAGGAGCGCTTCCGGCAGTTGGAAGAATCACAGCATGATACGTCCGTTCAGACCGTGCAGGAGATTGAGCAGGAGTTCCGGCGGGCAGAGCAGGCTCTTGACGGGAAGATTAACGCCTGGTATCAGCGGTTTGCTGCCAACAACGGCATTTCAATGGTGGAAGCCAGACGTTTGCTTAACAGTGAAGAACTGGAAGAGTTCCGGTGGGATGTGCAGGATTATATTAAATACGGGCGCGAGAATGGCATAAATCAACAGTGGGCAAAACAGCTTGAGAACGCATCCGCAAAGGTGCATATCAGCAGATTGGAAGCTCTCAAGGTGCAGACACAGCAGGAAATTGAAAAGCTGTACGGAAATTATCATGATTCCATAGACGAACATATCGCAAATCTGTACACATCCGGATATTACCATACCGCATACGAAGTGCAGCGAGGTATCGGTGTTGGCTGGCAGATGCAGAGCTTTAATCCGGAAAAGGTTAATGACATCATACATAAGCCCTGGGCGGTGGATGGACGCAACTTCTCGGACCGCATTTGGACGGATAAAACGAAGCTGATTAACAATATGCACGATTCCTTAACGCGGATGTGCATCACCGGAGAATCGCCGGATAGAGCTATACGGGAAATATCCCAGAACATGAAAGTGAGTAGATCACAGGCGGCGCGAATTGTTCAGACGGAATCAGCCGCTTTTTCTGCTAAGGCACAGGAAATGTGTTTTTCTGACCTTGGGGTGGAGGAGTTCGAGGTGGTAGAGACATTGGACAGCCACACTTGCCCCACCTGCGGGGAGATGGACGGGAAACACTTTCCGATGAAAGATTATAAGATTGGTGTTACCGTGCCACCGTTCCATCCGAATTGCCGGGGATGCACCTGCCCGTATTTCAACGATGAATTTACCACGGGGGAAAGAGTTGCGCGCGGGGCAGATGGCAAGAAGTATTATGTGCCGGAGAATACGACGTATAAGGAGTGGAAGAAATCGTTTGCGGATGGTAATACAGAGAAAGGAATTAGCGGCAAGTATTCACAAAAGACGTATGACAATAAGGTTGATGTAGGTTTTGTAAAGAGCACGGAGTATAGAAAGAAGTTTGAGAATCTTGATGAGAATGAAAATACTCAGAAGACAATATGGCAGAAAGCACGCGACATTTTAGTACATCGAAACGGAACTAATAAAGAAGATATGTATTTAATTAGTGTCATCGATGGAAAGATAAAAGGGAAAAGCGTTGCTGCAAAAGAAGATAATATAGTTGAGTATAATAAAAGCCTGAGAGATGCGGTAGAAATAGAACCAAGAGGAACACTTATAAGTATACATAATCATGGAACAAATATTCCTCCGACTGGAGCAGATTTTGCGTCAGCGGGTTATAGGGGATACAGAAAGGGAATTGTTGTATGTCATAATGGAGATGTATATGTATATGAGGTTGGCGACAAGCCGTTTTCCCAAAGATTATTTGATGAGACTGTTGAAAAATACAGAAAAAGTGGATATAATAAAGGCATAGAAGCAAATACAAAAGCGTTAGAGCAGTTTGAAATGGACTACGGAATAAAGTGGAGAAAATTATAATGAGCAAGAAATATTACGATGGTCCGGTGCAAGATACGGAACGAACTCTTGAAGAACTGGAAAAGGACATTGAAAAGGAAAAAAAACGGTGTGAAAAAATGAATAGTTGGGAAGACGCAGAATAATACCACCAGCCAATAACGGTTAGGTGGTATTTTTATACCCAAAATCAGAAGGAGGAATGATGAATCGAGAAATAATAGAGAACCAGATTATACTGTGCTTGGAGTTGCAGAAAAAGTGCGGAATTGAAAACATAGAAACATTTCTGGCTCTTAGTAAGCGCGTGGTAGAGCTTGATAAAATGCTAAGTAGTACGGAGGAACATCCACCAGATACGAAAACACAGAGCAAAGCAGAAGTATTTTAATAATAACAGGACAACCGGAAATTTATGAACCGAACGGCGTAGAGGTGACGCCAAGTAAGTTCCTCCGGCAGTCCTGTTTTTATATTGTCCGAAAGCCTTATGACGTTTAAACTGCGGCAATTTGCCCTTATGCATGGCATCAAAACTGCATACTGCTTGTGGAGACACCACGCTTAAAAACGGTGCAGGAAAGGAAACTATGGAATTTTTAAAAGACATTTTAGGCGAGGATCTCTATAAGCAGGTGTCAGATACCGTCAATGCCTATAACGGAAAGCCGGAGAATAAGGATAAGCAGGTAAAGCTTGCAGACCTTGGATCTGGTCAGTATGTTGACAAAGGCAAGTATGATACCGCCGTGGCAGAAAAAGAGAATCTTGCCGGTCAGATTAAGACACTCAACACAACTATCGGAGATTTAAAGAAAAATAATGCCAATAACGAGACGTTACAGACCACTATTGCCAATCTGCGGGGAGAACTTAAAAAACAGCAGACTGCAAGCGAGGAGATTGCAAAGACCTATGCGCTGAAAGATTCCCTCACAAAGCAGGGCGTACTT